TATCGCGAGGCCGGTGCGTTTCGTGTTGTGGTCAACGAGCAGAGGGGCATTGCGGCGGCGCGCGCTCTTGGTTGGTGCGACGCGCTTCGCGCGCTGTTCCGTGGTCAATATTTCGATGGCGTGCAAACCTTCGCGCCGTCCCCGCCGGTGATCAACGACGCGAACGATCTTGGTTCCTATTTCCAAGTCTCATTCGCCGTTCCGTATCGCTACTACATCGTCGGATAACCCGCATGAGATGGAGCCAACGTCATGACGATTCCGTCGGGCGCGCGCACGCGCGTGGCCTATATTGCCGAAGTCACGCCGGGGACAACGCCGACATCACCTGCGTTCCAATGTATCCGCGTGACTGGCGGCGGCATTCGTACGCACAAGACGACGAAGCCGATTGCCGAAATCAATCAGGACCGCAATTACCGGAGCGAGGTGAACACCTATCAGTCCGCGTCGGTCAATTACGGCTTCGCGCTGCATTACGGCGCGTTCGACGACCTGCTGGCGCAGGCCCTCTTCGGGTCGTGGCAGACCAATGTCCTGAAGAACGGGACGACGCGCAACTTCGCGACGTTCGAGGAGACCTACGTCACCGGCGCGGCGACGCTGTCGTTCTCTCGGCTGACAATGGGCGCCGTCGACAATTTCAGTCTCGACATTACGGCGCAGTCCGAAATCACGGGGTCGTTCGAGATCATCGGCCAGAAGGAAACGCTGGACACCGCGATTCTAGGTTCTGCGACGTACACCGCGGCCAGCAACAACGACGTGATGGGGGCGGGGGCCAATGTCGGCTCGCTATCCGTGGCCAGCCTGACCACGCCGAAGATCAAGAAGCTGACGATCGCTGTGAAGAACAGCCTTATTCAGCGGCCCGTGGTGGACGCGCTCTATTCCGAGGAGTTCGGAGAAGGGCTTTGCGACGTCACCGGGACGCTCGAAATGTACTACGCGTCCAACGCCCATTATCAGAAGAATCTCGATCACGGCGGCGGCGCGCTCAGTGTTGTCCTCGGCTCGGTATCCGGGTCAAAGTATCAGATCGACATGGGCAACATCGTCTTCCTGGACGGCGCCAAATCCATCCAAGGCCCGAATGGCGACGTGATGATCTCCCAGCCGTATCGGGCGAAATACTATTCGAGTGATGCGGCGTCGATCAAGATCACGAGGGCTGTGGCGTGAAGAAGATCATCATCGAGAAGGCATTCGAGGGCTGGCCGGACCAATCCGAGGATGCGCGCAGCCGGCCGGGCCAGAAATTCGCGCCGGCGCCGGACCCGGTCGACGTGCCGGACGATTTCGCCGACGACGCTGTAGCGAAGGGGCTCGCCAGTTTCGCGGCAGCAGAGAAGGTCAAAACGGAGAGTGGCGATGCCCACGATTGATTCTTTCAAGTCCATTGCCGCGGCCGAAAAGGCAGGCGAATGGGTGGACGATATTCAGTTCACAGCCGGGGTGCGTCTGCGCGTCCGCCCGGTGTGGAATGCGGATTATCGTCGGGTCTTCGGCGAGATCGTCAAGGCTCTCCCTGCGGACGAGCGCGATGGCATCGATGCCGAAACAGATCCGCGCGTCGCACCAAGGCTCTATGCCGAAACGGTCCTGACCGATTGGGACCTGACCGAAAACGACGGAACGCCGCTCCCAATCTCACCGCAGATTCTTTCCGAATTCCCTGACCTTCTCGCCGATGCCGCGTTCGCCGCGAACTACCTGCGCAACAAGCGCAGGGCAGCGCAGGACGAAGCAACAAAAAACTGACGGCCGCCCTGCGCTGGTATCTGACGTGGGGCGCCGATCTCGCTTGGTTCGAAGCTCTCGCCGCAGAGGGCGAGGAAGTCGAGGCGCTTAAATCGCGCCCAGCGCTGCCGAATTGGCTCAGTTTTGAATGGCAAGCCTACGCCGATCTGCGCAGCGACAGGCCGGTCGGGCTCGATGTTGGCCAAATTCCGTGGAGCGCGATCCGCCGGTATGCCCTGGCCAATGGCATCGCCAACATCGATGAGATCGAACAATTCGCCGCGCTGATGCGAGCGATGGAAAGCGCCGAAATCGAGCATGGGGTTCAAAGTAGAAATCGACGAGATAACCGAAGCTGAGATACTCGGCGTTACGACGGCCGATGAACTCTTGGCGCAGGCTCTGGCCGATTACGCGAATTCCCAGGTCGCAGAGGCGCAACGCACGAACCAGCAGATAATCGCCCAGGCCGGTGTTGGATTGCAAACGGCGCTCGCCGTTCCGGAAGCGTTTGTGCAGACCCAGGCCGGGCACCTCGGGTTGTCGTCAGTCATCCAAATCGAAGGCGGGACGCGCGTCGTCGAGTTGATCACTGCGCAGCGCGTCAACGCGCTTGTCCCATACACGTCGACCATCAATGGTGTGCTGACCGACGTCAAAACGGAAACGGTCAAGGCGGCGCTGCCGGCGAGGCTCGTCGACATCGAATACAAGTTTGATTTCGGTACGTCGCTCCTCACCAGAGTCGCGCGCATGCTGGCGACGCGCGCGCTTCGCCATGCTGCTCTGCGCTTGCTGGCCAGCGATCAAGAAGAAAACGACCGCGCCTCGGTGCTGCGCTACATCCTCGACCTGCTCGAGGAAAGCTCTCCGCGGTTGACCGGAACCTACGCCGACTCGTTCCGTCTGACTGGAGATGGCGATGAGATCGAGCCGGAAGAGGCGACCGAGGAAATGCATGAGTTCGTGTTCGTGAACATGACCCCGTATGCCCGCAAAATCGAGCAAGGACTCTCTCAGCAAACGCCTGAAGGCGTGTTCGAAGGCGTCGCCGCCATCGCCGCGCATGAATTTGCCGACGTGGCCGACATCTCATTCGAGTGGCGCGAGCCACCGCCGGAAGTGCCGACCCGCCTGAACCGCACCCCAGCCATTACTGTGGTTTTCCGCTGATGCCGACTCTTGCCGATCTCGTCAAAAAGGTCCGGATCGTCCATGAGGTTCCGGGCGCGGCTGAAGCCGCCCAGAAGATCCGCGACGTCGCTGCGGCGCAGCGCGACGTGCAGAAGGCATCTGTCGATTATCAATCGGTCGGGAATGTCCTTCACGTCAACTTCCAAAATCTCAAGACTGCGGCGGCCGGCTATCTCGAGCAGGTCTCGCCGTCTGCACTTGGGCAGGCCGCCGCCGGAATCGCCGCTGTTGGTGTGGCCTATGTCGCAGCAGCAGCCGGTGCGGCCTATCTCGCCAAGAACGCGGCGGACGCCGTCGCAGCCTATTCCAAGTTCGAAGACCAGCAGACGACGATCCAGAACGTGATGCAGGCGACCGGCACGGCGAGCGGAAAGACCGCAGACCAGGTCGAACGGCTTGCGCAGACCTTCCAGAATGTCGATGACGCGCGGCAGGCCGCACAGGCGCTCCTGCAGTTCACGACGGTCAGCGGCGACGTCTACGATCGCGCGCTGAAGGCTGCGGCCAATCTCTCGGCGTCTGGCTTCGGCGGGCTCACCCAGGCCGCGCAGGCCGTTGGGCGAGCCCTGCAGGACCCGGTGAACGGTCTGAAGGGACTTGGCGCGGTCGCCGACACCTTCACCTTCCAGCAGCAGAAAGCGATCCAAGCACTTTACGAGACCGGGCACGCCGCCGAGGCGCAGCGCGCCATTCTCGACGCGCTCGAGCAGAAGCTCGGCGGGGCGGCCACGGCCCAGGCCGGTACACTCAGCGGCGCCTGGGCCAATGTGGCGAAACAGACCCAGCTCGGGCAAGAGCAGTTTGGGCAGGCCATCGTTCAGATCACGCACCTCACGACGGCGGTGCAGGCGCTGGCCAGCGGCCTCGAATACGTCAATTCGATCGATCCGGCGACGATTCTCAAAATTGCGGCTGGCCTGGCGACCATCCCAATCCCGTTCCTGTCCGGGTTCGGGGCGCGTAATCTTGTTTCCGCTTACCGTGGTGGCGGCGCGAAACAACCAACGGCGGAGTCGTTCGGGCTTTCCGGTCCGGAAAACGCGGCGGCGCGCATCGCCGATGAGCGCGCCGCGCAAAAGGCAATCGACGCTGTTACGGACTCGATCAACAAGCGGATCGAGGCTGGGCGCCGTAGCGAGGTGCAGAACGCGATCGAGGCTGAGCTCGTCAAGGCCAAGACGACCATAGACACGCAGGCTGGCCAGCAGATCGCGGCGCAAGTGACACAGCTCTATGCCGAGGCCGATGCACGCAAGGCCGCGGCCGAAGCCGCGCGCAAGGCTGCCGCCGAGGCGGAGCGTGCTGCTGATCTCCGTGTGCGACGGCAGTTGCAGGGCGAGCAGGAACTTGATCAGGCGCGCCTTGAAATTGAATTGATCAACGCAACGGCCGGTGCCGCCGCTGCGGCGCGAGCGGACCTTGCATCGTACTATCAGCTCAAGCAGGATGCGGCGCGCACGCATACGCCATTTGACCAAGCTGAGCTCGATCGGCTGCGCGCGTATCACGCGGAACTTGGAAAGCTCATCAATCAGCGCGAGCAGTTGTCGCAGATCAGCCAAGCGATCGAGGGACCGCTGGTCTCCGGTCTCACCGATATCGTGTCGGGGTCAAAAAAAGCTGGCGTCGCGTTCCAGGACATGGCGCAGACCGTCATCCGCTCGCTTGAGCAGATGATCATTAAGCTGTTGATTGTGCAGCCATTGATGAATGCCATATCTGGTTTTATCGGTGGAGGTCCAAACCTCGCAACGGCAGGCGTTGGTGCAACAGGGCCGGCGCTTGGAAAGTTCGTCGTCGGTCATTCCGGCGGCATCGTCGGTAACTTGACAGAGACGCGCTATCTCCACCCGGCTTATTTCGAGAACGCACCGCGCTTCGCTGCTGGGCTAAACGCGCACGCTCCCGGCATCAACGAAGTCGCCGTGCTTGCCCATAAAGGCGAATTGATTGGCTGGCCGGATCAAATGCGACGGGCATTCGGCGGCAGGGACGGCGACGTCAACGTCAAGGTCGTTGTTGAGAATCATGGCGCAGATGTCGATGTGACAGACAAGAAACGTAACGCGGATGGCAGCGTGGACATCCGCATGGCAGTTCGGTCCGTGATGCAGGAGGACATCGCGCGCGGACAGTATGACGGAGCAATGAGCGGCAGATACGGGGCGCGCGTGCCGACCCGGAGGGTGTGAGGTGGAGGCGTGGCCTAGTGATGTGCCGCAGACAGCATCCGTCAGCGGATATGGCGAGTGTCCGTCGAGGAACGTTGCGTCTTTCGCGCCCGACGTTGGTCCGCCGATAAATCGCCGGAGGTCGTCTGTCGCTACATCGGAGATGTCGTATTCGTTTGTATTTGACGCTGACCAGACCAACGCTTTGATGGTGTTCTATCGCGACACCGTCAAGGACGGGACCCTGCCGTTCACGAGGACGCACCCGCGCACGGGCGATGTGGCGGTAATGAAGTTCAAGGATGCGCCGAAAATTTCTGCGCTCGGCGGAAACTGGTTCAACGTATCCATGTCGTTTTATTTGCTGCCATGACGGAGCGGGGAATTGGGCGCACTGTATCATCGTCTCTGACGGAGGCGGTAGAGACGTCGGCATGCGGCGAGGTTATCCTGTGCTTCGCTACTATTTCGCATTCAGACTTGGCTGACGATATTCGCGTTGTTTCCGAGGATGACGGCGGAGCGTCGTACAAGAACGGGCGCATCATCAACTACCAATGGGGCGGCCTGCTGTATCTCGGGGTCCCGTTCTTCTTCGAACTGGTGTCTGACAACGAAAGGCCGGCGCGCGGAACTGTAACCGTGCCGGATGTTGAGCATCAGATTTCCCAGGTTCTCATGTCCATGGCGTCTCCGCCAAGGATAACGCTGAGCTTGCTTAAGCTGTCGGACTTCTCCGATGCTGTTGACTCCGACAACGCACGCACCCCCGACGCTCACGCCGGTCAGCGGTGATATTTGGACAGCGAAGATAGAACTCATGGTGTTGCCGTGACATTTCATCGCAATGGAAATTTAGATGGCTAGTCGCTACTGGGTTGGTGGGACAGCCAACTGGGACGCTACCGCCGGCTCCAAATGGGCAACGACGTCCGGCGGTACTGGTGGCGCATCCGTTCCCGGATCGTTAGATGACGTTTTCTTCGACGCCAACTCTGGATCAGGAACATGCACCGTAACAGGCACGCGCGCATCTAAGGCGCTCTCCACTACTGGCTACAGCGGCACAATCAATGGGAGCGGAAGCCTCAACCCAAACGGCAGTCTCACAATAGATGCGGGCACTACGTGGTCCCTGAGCGGAACGATCACGCTGTCTGGCAATTCCGGCGGCACGATCACGACGAACGGTAAGACTCTCGCCAGTGTAACGATATCATCTGGCGCCGGCACGTGGGACCTGGCCGATGCGCTAACGATGTCTGGAACGCTGACTTTGTCAGCCTCTTCGGCGACGTTTAATACAAACAACCACAACATCACGACGTCGGGGAACATCAGTTGCACGGGGACATTCACACTTAATCTCGGCTCAAGCACCGTAACGCAGTCGGCCGGGAGCTGCACGATCACGACCAGCAATCTGAATGCTGGAACCTCAACGCTGAAATTCACCGGGTCCGTCAACTTTAATCCAGGCGGTTGTACATTCAACAATATCTGGCTTGCCTCAGGTGCATTCGCCGGAACCCACATCATCGCCACCAATGGGTTTACATGCAACGACTTCAAGGACGACGGCACCGCCGCTCACACGATCCAGTTCAACGCCGGATCATCGTACACTGTAGCGACGTTTACTGTTTCGGGGGGCGGCGCCGGTTCGCGCATCTCGCTCCGCAGCAGCGCGGCGGGGTCGCTCGTCTTCTTACTCAAGGCATCCGGGACTGTCACCCGCAATTATCTTGACATCAAGGACAGCAGCGCATCGGGCGGCGCGACATGGAACCCCGGCGCGAACTCCATCGATTCGGGCAACAATTTCGGGTGGACGTTCCCCGGCTCTGGATATTCTCTGACAGCGACGGCCATAGCGGCTGGTGAGCCGGTCCTGGATGCCCCGGTTCTCGGGGTGCCAGGCGGCCCAACTCCGGAATCGCCTCCGATGGGGCTGCCCCGCGGCGTCGGGCGCCCCATTAGTGCCGCGCTGCTGGATGAAATTGAGATGTCGGCCTCTGGTGAGGTCGTGCTGTGCTTCGCGACTGTGACGCACGCTGATCTAGCAGGTCCGATATACGTCGTCTCCGAGGACGATGGCGGGGCGTCTACCAAGAACGGCCGCGTCGTGAACTACCGCTACGGCGGAACCATCTTCCAGGGGATGCCATTTCAGTTTCAGATCATAACAGATGATGAGCGCCCGCCGCGCGGGAGGGTGTCTCTAGTAGACGTAGAGAATAAGATTGGACGCGTACTCATCGGGCTGCGCTCGCCCCCCATGGTCAAGTTGGAGCTACTTAAGCTGTCGGATTTCTCTGACGCAGTAGACGCTGACAACGCGCGCAACCCCGTCACAACGCCGGTCGCCGAGATGACGATGGATAATCTGTACTTGCGCGAAGTATCTCACGACGGCGCGGTTGTCGCTGGCACGCTGACATCTTACGACCTTTCATCCGACCCATGGCCGTTCGTGCGATCGACCAAGGGCCGCCTGCCGGGGCTGTTCGTTCGGTGAGCGGACCGCCCAGATGGGTCGAACATTATATTGGTCTGCCTTACCGCGAGCGCGGGCACGACCGGCGCGGCGTCCATTGCTGGGGCCTCGTTTGGCTCGTGTACCGAGACTGCCTCGGGATCGAACTGCACCGCGACGATACCGTGACCAGCGCCGATCTGAGGGCGTTTGCAACGCTTCTCCGGCGCGGCGCATCGTCGACTCCGTGGGCTGAGGTAGCTGATCGACATGATTACGACGTGATGCTGCTGTCGAGCCTCTTCACTGAAAATGGCCGCCTCCGCAGGCTGCCGGCGCATGTTGGTGTTGTGGCCGGCGACCACCTGCTGCACGTCGAAAGAGGTGCCAACGCGGTGTGCGTTCCGATGTCTCACCCGTCGATTCGAAATCGCATCCTTGGATGCTATCGGCACCATTCGCATGACTAGAGTAATCAGCAGCGAGGCCCCGTTCGGAGGGCTCTGCACGCACGTCGCCCCGGATGGGGCAACTATCGCTGAGATTATCGCCATGGCCCGCCCCATGCCGCGCGGCTTCGGCGCGCTAGGAATGGTGATCGTCAGCGTCAGCAAGGACGGCCGGCTCCTGCGAGAGGACGTTGTCCCCCGCCACATGTGGCGCAGGGTGCGCCCGCGTACGCGGTCGGGGTTCGACATCACTGTGCGCTTGGCGATCAGACTCGGGAATTCGGGGGGAGGCGGTGGCGCGGGCGGCGGGGGCAGCGGCAAGAACATCTGGACCACCGTGGCGACAGTCGCAGTGCTGGCGCTGGCTGCTCTCGTGTCATTCGGCGTATTTGGCACGCTCGGGGCATTTCCGCTTGGAGCCGCGACGATCACCGGAGCGCAGGTGCTGGGGCCGGCGATAGCGATCGGCGGCGCGCTGGCTATCGCGGCGCTCAGCCCCCCTCCGTCGTTCTCGGCGCTAGCTGCACCGGAGGCCGCCGCTGTTGCTCCGGGCATCACGTCCGGCGAGAGCGCGTCGGCGGCATCTCTATCGGGCAACGTCCTAGCCCCCGGAGGATCGATCCCGCGCGTGATTGGGACTCGCCGTGTTTACCCTCCGCTTGCGTGCCGTCCGCTCGTTGATATGGTCGGCGACGACGAGGTCGTGGAGGCCGTGTTCGTTCTCAACGGCATGCACGAAGTCACTGATCTGCGGATAGGCGACACGCTGCTGTCGACCATAGCCGAGGTGTCGACCGAGGTTACGGACTGGACGGATGGTAACGAAACAGCCCCGACGCTTGTCGGGCGCTACTCCGTGACGGATCAACCGGCGATCGAGTTATCGAAGCACAAGGTTGATGCCGATCTCGATGATATGACCATCCAGACTCCAGTGGTCGACAACGTGCCGCAGTGGCACAGCTACTCGATCAGGCGCGGGGGCGATGAGACGTGGTTTTCTCTGGTATTCCCAGAGGGACTGCTTGATGCTGATGAAGCTGCTGGGACTGATTTCGCGGTCGCAGTGCGCGTGCGCTTTCGCGAGGAAGGCGGCACGACTTGGTACTACGCACCTGAGTTTCATTGTACTGCGCGCCTAGCCGCATCATTCACCAGAATGATTCGGATAAAATTTGAGACTGCTGCCGGGGGGGTCGGTCCTACGCGCGATTTCTGGCGCAAGGCGCTTACTGTTGGCGTACCAATGCGCGTGGCCACAGCGATAGGCGATGGATCGGGCGCAAACAACGTGTTCAACAGCACGGTTTCTACTAGCGGAACCGGATGGTCGAAGACATCAGCAACGTCTGGTTACGTCGGCGCGAACTTCTATGCCGGCTCCCCGCTTGGGCGCTCGGTGACATATGTGGATGTCTACCCGTCCACGGATGCTGGCTTCACGACTGCGGCCAATGTCACCCTAAATCTGCGCGGTAAGACATCGGCGCCCTCGTCGCCGAGCGACGGCACTCTGCTGGGAACGACCGGCTCCATTGCAGATACTACGAGCAAGATCACGATCACGGCGACCGATGCGGTCACGCGGTATCAATACTTGTTCATTGAGGTGGTCCCGTCGGCGTCGAGCACTATCTATGTCGCGGAGGTGGAGTTCTACGATGATGGCGATTATTCGTGGCCGCCGCCATCGGCGGGCGTGAGCAGTAGCCTAAACAAGCAGAGCTTGACCGTGGGGCTTGACCCGACGCGGTTTATGCAGGACGCCAAGTACGAATTTCAATTCATGCGGTCTTGCTCATATGTGTGGAATAACCTAACATTTCGCCCGCGCGGTTACTCCATAACCGATGATGCCAGCGCGATATTTCTGACTGATTTGTTTCGGTTTAAGCAGGCGTCTGGTGGGCAGCCGCAGACGATTCGATCGCAGGAGAACGTACACGATCGGATTGTGATTAGTCGTGTCGCGCATGTGTGGAACGATGAGCCGGTACAAACGACCGGGCTTACCCAGATACACCTAACGGCTCGGGCTCGCGCGATCGAAAATTTCAACTGCTTGGCGTCGGGGCTCGTCTACGATCTATCCGGGAGCGATGGCGGAACAGTGGTAGATCGCGGAGCGTGGGCGTTGTACCAGGTGTACGCCGCTAACGATTTGGTGGATCACAACGGAACTCAGTACCGCTGCACTCTGGAACACCCATCGCTCAGCACGAGCGAGCCGGGAGTTGGCGCTACCTGGGCAACCTACTGGGCTGTTTATACAGGCGGCGGCAGCGGAGGCGCTGCGTGGGATATGCTGCGCGCGACATCGAATCCTGCGCCACATTATCGGGATGTCCTGGCGGGGAGCCTCAGTGTGACGCCGGTTCCGGATGAGTTGTTAGACGACATTGCCTTCGCAAACTGGCGCGAGCGATGCGAGCGCTACGGCTACGAGTGCAATATGGTAGTAGAGGGCAAGAGCGTCCCGGAGGTGCTCAACGTTCTCGCTGGGTGTGGTCGAGCGCGCCCGCGCCAAGCAGAGAAGTTCTCGGTCATGGTGGACCGGGATCGGTCGACTGAGGCCCCAGTTCAGTTGTTTTCTGCGCGCAACATGCGCGGATTCTCCTGGTCATCAGCGCTTGGACGCCTGCCAGATGGCATCAGAGCGACGTTCGGAAACGCTGAAAATAATTATGACCCAGACGAGATTGTGGCGCTCTACGATGGCGTTTCCGATACTGGGAACTATGACGTAATTACGTATGACGGGCTCGTTACGTCGAGCGAGGTGAGAAGCCGCGTTCAGTACGACCTCGATCAGCGGCGCCTCCGCTTCGTGTTTTACTCTGGTGAAGCACCGATTGAGTGGATCGTTGCCCGCCGCGGCGACCTGTGTGGCATCTCGTACGACATCATCAATCGACAGGCCGGGGCTGCTCGCGTCAAGTCTATTACGCTGTCCGGCAGCGACGTTGTTGGGCTTGTGCTCGACGGATCGGTTCCAACCACCGGCGATACCTTCTTTTCCGAAGATGGTGGCCAGCATTACTTCACGGCGGCCGCGGAGAAGTATTTTGTGTCCGGAGCCTGTGGAGCGATGATTAGGGCCAAGGATGGCAGCTACATAGTCCGCGAGATTGAGTCGTCCGGTGATGACGAGACGGAGATCACATTCACGGAGCCGTTCACCGATCCCGGCATCGGAAGCCTGGACACCGATTGTTTAGTGGTGGTCGGAGCACTCGGGACCGAGGTCAAGCGCGTTGTGGTGTCCGGGATCGTACCGAAGTCCGGCCTCACTGCGCAGATGACATTCGTCGATGAGGCCCCAGAACTATGGCCGATCGACAACATCTATTACTGGCGGAGCAAGACAATGAAGATCGTCGATGTGACAATGACACTCAATACGAGTCAGTACACGGCCAGCGATCTGCTCGCGGACGCGCAGCTTGTCAGCGGCCTGTTCAGAGTCACAGACGGTCTAGCCGAGCTGGATTCTATCGTCGTGATAGACGAGGACGATCAGGGAGCGGCGTTTGATATTTATTTTACCAACATAGCGAGCAGCTGGGGAACCGAGAACTCAGCTCCATCGATCAGCGACGCCAACGCGCGGAGTGTGCAGGCGATCGTCCCGATTGCGACAGGCGATTATAAGGATTTAGGCGGGGTGAGAGTCGCCTGCATCAAGAACATCGGTGCGATCCTTCAGGCGAAGAGCGGATCAAAAGACATCTATGTTGCCATTGTCAATGGCTCCGGCACACCGACCTACACGGCCAACGGCATCCGCCTCAAAATCGGTGTGTTGCAGAATTGAGGATTACGCATGACTGTTTCTCGATCGACCCCGACGCGGGGATCGCCGACCGACGAGATTGGCGAGGCGGCGTACGCCGACCGCGTGAATGAGGAGACGAGCAAGCTGTGGGAATTCGCGGCAACCCCGCTGACGAGCGTCGCCGGGACGGCCAATGCGATCACCGCCGCTTCAGATGGTGCGACGATAGCGTCTTACGCAACGGGGATGATTTTCTCGCTGATCCCCTCTGCGAATAATACGGCCCCGACAACAATCAACATCGACAGTCGGGGCGTCAAATCGATTGTAGACAAAGGTGGTAATGCACTCGCCGCGAACGCGCTGGTGTCCGGGAGGATGGCGGTCGTGCGATACGACGGGACAAACTTCCGTCTGCTAACGGACAGCCGCATGATCACGATCAGTGCGTCTGATCCGTCTGGCGGCGCAGACGGCGATCTCTGGTTCAAAATATAGGGAGATTAAGAAGATGGATTTCAGGCGTAATGGAGCGATGATGATCGAGATCGGTGATGCAGTGCGCATCGAGGCCGGGCCGGTCCGCCGCCGCGGAATAGCTACCGAGGAGCTGCTGTCCAACGACGTCACCGCCGGGCATTATCAAGTCGGCGCGCCTGACGCGCTCGGCAAGCCAATCGTGCTCGGCGAGATTATGGATTATGTGGACTGGCGGTCACCGGCGCGCGCCTACTATCTCTATAGTCTTGACAAGGTAGATACTATCAAGATGACGCAGGGACCTAAGCGGGGGCAGACCATCGATCAGCCGCGCTGGGTGCTCGCAGGGACCTACGAGACGGAAGAGGCCGCGATCAGCGCCGGCCTCGCCCTGGCGAAGTGAGGAGGAGCGATCCATGGCCTACTTGAATGACAGAGTGCTCGACTTCGGAATAGACATCCTCAACACAGAGGCTGATCGGATCGACATCTGCTCGCAGGAGCCGGCGACCTACACCGAGGCGACTAGCACTTACACGCTCGGCAACAAGGATCACGGCGCGGCAGGCTCGGCGTTCGGCGCGCCTGCGGATAGAACCCCTACTGGGCGCCGGGTATCGTCGACCGCTGTAACTGATGGCGCGGTGACTGGCACCGGGACTGCATCACACTACGGCGTCTCCGATGTTGGTAATACGAGACTGCTCGCCGCGTCGTCGCTCGCGTCGTCTCAGGCGGTGACGAGCGGGAATACATTTACGCTCGCGTCGTTCGATATCGGAATCCCGGACCCGGCATAATAGGGAATAAAATTCAATGTCCTTGACACTCGAGCAGGCGTTTGCTGCCGGTGCGCTGGCGAGCAGAATCATCCGCGTTCAGAAAGCTATTTCCAATTTGCAGGCGGCTACCGCCGCCGGAGAGCAAATCTCCGCCATCGATATCAGTCTGCTGAATGGTGGCTCTCTGCGATGGGATGTGGAGCTTTCGCCCGAATACAGCTCAGCGCTAATAGAGGGGGCGCTGACCGTATTCAATGCCATCCTCACTGATTCCGAGCAGGAACTCGGAGGAATTATTCCTAACGAGGTGCCGTAGCATGTCCGCCGTCGATGCGTTGGCACCCGATCATTCGTACTCGGATTTTTGCGCGATTGGCAGAAACGCCATGCACAAGGGCGACCTGCTGACCGCTCAACATGCCTACCTGTCAGCGATTCGAGCGGACAAAAATTGCTGCGAAGCCTACGCAAACCTAGCGGTGATTTTTTCCGGGACAAACCGAGCTGAAGTGGCGATCGAGGTAGCGGCTGCTGCGGTAGATTGCGCACCAGCTACAATGCTGGCTGAGCGACTCGCGGCGCTCGGGTGTCTGTACGGCATTGTTGGCCGCTTTGTTGAGAGCGAAGAAGCTATTCTGCGGTCGCTGCGAGTCGAGGAGACTCCCGGCGCCCTGCGATTTCTCGGATTGGCGCTATATTCACAACTACGCTTTGCGGAATCAGTCGCGGCCTACGATCGTGCGCTGCAATTGCTGCCGGGGGACATGACGCTGATTGATGAGCGGTCGGTTTCTCTGCTCGGAGCCGGCCGCTATCAAGAGGGATTGATCGACAACCAGATACGGTGGGGTGTTCTGAAGGCACACCCGTACATGCACTCCGATGTTCCTGAATGGCGGGGAGAGCCGCTGGACGGCAAGACTATCGCAGTATTGCATGAGCAAGGCTACGGCGACACGTTTCAGTTTGTGCGGTTTCTGCCGCGCCTGCGGCGCATGGGGGCCAGAGTAATTTTATCGGCAGCGGCCAGCGCGCTCGAGCTATTCCAACTGGCTAACCTGGCTGACGAATATATTTCTGTGCGCGATATCCCTGACGAGCGCGTCGACTACAAAGTTCCCATGCTGACGGTGGCGGCGCATCTCGACGTGCACCCGTCCAGCCTATCCGGCGAACAGTACCTGTTTGCTCCCCTACGGAAGCCCATATTGCCGAAGAACGGCCGGCGCAAGATTGGCCTGGTCTGGGGCGGCAAGCCGATGTACGCCCAGGATCGGTGGCGATCCATGCCGATCTCCGAGTTGCTGCCGCTGGTTCGGAGAGTGGACGCTGACTTCTACAGCTTGCAGCAAGACGATCGCAGATCAGAATTGCGTGAGAGTGGATTGGAAGCGTTTGTTACCGATCTCTCGGGGTACTTGACTGATTGGTCCGCTACGGCCGCCCTCATGGCGGAGATGGACGCGATCGTCACGGTTGATACAGCACCGGCTCACGTAGCGGGGGCGATGCACCTGCCGGTGTACCTGGCGCTCCCCGCAGCATCATGCTGGCGGTGGTGGCCGCATTATGGTGATCGAACGACGTGGTATCCGACCATGCGTGTTTTTCGTCAACGGAAGCAGGGTGATTGGAGCCCCGTCATCAGCGATCTTGGGGAGGCGCTGTCGTCATGTCGACGGTAGGCATCATTGGCGGAAGCTCCGCCCGACTAGCCACATCCAGCGACTATGTTACGTGGACGAGCAGGACGACTGGATTTACCGGAGATATCAACGCAATCGCGACAAGCGCCGATACTTGCGTGATTGCGGGGGCTACCGGGAGGATATTTACGTCGGGGGATGCCGTCACATGGGTCAGCCGGGCAGCCACCGGCGTAACTCTGAATAAGCTTGAATATGCAAATGGACTCTGGGTGGTTGTCGGAAATAATGGCCGCCTCTTCACATCCTCCGATGCGATCACGTGGACCAGCCGCACCAGCGGATTCGGTGTGAACTATATATACGGTGTTGCCTACGGCAATGGACTTTGGGTTACGGCGGGGCAATCAGGCATATTCACGTCCTCCGACGCGGTCGCGTGGACCAGCCGCACCAGCGGATTTTTCTATGGTGTAAACTACGGCAATGGACTTTGGGTTGCGGCGGGGCAATCAGGCGGCCTGTTCACATCCTCCGATGCGATCACGTGGACCAGCCGCACCAGCGGATTCGGTGCGAATAATATATACGGTGTTGCCTACGGAAACGGCGTGTGGAGCGAGGCGGGAGCGGCTGGCATATTCACGTCCTCCGACGCGGTCGCGTGGACCAGCCGATCTGTGGGCAGTTTTCTGAGTATTAGATACGGTGATGGACTCTGGTTTTGTGTCGGAAATAGTGGCCGCCTCTTCACATCCTCCGATGCGATCACGTGGACCAGTCGCACCAGCGGATTTGGAGTTTCAACAATTTTCGATGTCGGCATTTTTGCTGCGTTGGTCGGGGGTATGGTATTCCCGCCTCGAACAAATCCCAGAAACAATGCGCTGTTGAGGATGTGAAACGATGGCTATGTATTCAGCGATATTTGACAACGTATCCGTCTCGGCGGCGCAGGACTTTTTTGAGCTTGTCGCCCCCAGCACGGGGTCGGTCGTTATTCATGCGATTTTCATTGGGCAATCTACTGACTACGGAGATGCGCAGGCTGAGGGGCTGCGCATCCTGCTGACGCGCGGCCATACCGCGTCCGGGTCAGGCGGCTCTTCGCCGACAATACAAAAATATGATACTTCTGCAAACGCCTCCTCCGGCGCGACCGTTGAGGCGAATAATACGACGCCCGCGAGCACGTCTGGAGTCACTATTCTTGCCGACGTATTTAACGTCCAGGTCGGGTGGCAGTTTATTCCAACGCCTGAAATGCGGCCAAGACTGGCGGCGTCACAGCGATTCACGGTCAATCTTCCCGCCGCCCCCGCTGACGCTCTCACAATGAGCGGGACAATTATTTGGGAAGAGACTACTTAGGCGGTTAACCAGGCAGGTTAAATCCGATGACTACCAGGGGAGTTTACCGCAGAGCCTTCGCGCAGCCCCTTCGCCGAAGAAGAATAGCGGTCGGCGGCGCGGCAGTTGTAGCGCTGACTGCGAGCGCCATCGTACTCGGAGCTCCGACGCTCGGACATCCGGCGCTCACTCAGGTGCATGCGCTGACAGCCAGCGCCATCTCTGCAGGATCACCAAGTGTTGGTGGTCCAGCGATTGCTCAGGCGCACTCGCTGGCGATAAACGTGCTGGCGACCGGAGCTCCGACGCTCGGACATCCGGCGCTCACTCAGGTGCATGTTCTTGCCGCCGCATCCTTGAGTGCGGCGGGGCCAGTCTTGGGCGCGCCGACTCTCAGCGAGGCTGGTTACAGCCTCGCTGGGAATAGTATCGGCATCGGAGCTCCGACGCTCGGACATCCGGCGCTCACTCAGGCGCATGCGCTAACTGCCAACGCACTAAATTGTAGTGCACCTACGCTCGGCGGCGCGACACTTCACCAAATACATGGATTGATAGCAAACGGCATTGCCATCGGTTCACCAACCCTAGGCAATCCCGCACTGATGCATGTGCATGTGCTGACGGCGGGCGTCATCACCGCTGGGGCGGCAGTTCTGGGGCACCCCGCGCTGGCGCAAGCTCACGCAGTAGTCGGGAATGGCATTTCGATAGGCGCGCCCACGCTCGGCTCACCGAGTATCGCGCAGGTGCATGCGCTGATTGCTAATGCACTGAGTATTGGAGCTCCGGCGCTTGGCCATCCATCACTGGGCGCGGAAGGGATCGCCGCATGGGTGCGGTCGGCGGGAGTGTGGGTCACGGCGCAGGGCTATGCCAGGGGCGATGGCGTGTGGGCAACAACCCAACCGAGCGCGCGAGACGCCGGCGCGTGGAATTAGACAGACAGAATGCCCGGCCCGATTAGGTATACATGTGCATTCACCGCAGCGTAATCAAACTTCATCCTCTTTTCGCGCGGAAACCCCGTCCTTGCTCTGAGTGCGGTGCGTTGCATGATCGCGACGTAAATGCTGCTCGGAACCTGTTGCTACTCGCCGGGGCGGAACGCCGCCCTCTTGCTGAAGAAATCCCCGTTCTTTAGTGCGGGGAAGGTGTTAACAAATCTGAGCCCTGCGCATCTCTGATGCCGCGTTCGCCGACACGTCCAGCGCGTCAACGCGTGGGTTCTCTCCGTTTGGAGAAAATCAAAATGTCTACGTGGCCACACCAATCAGAATGCGCAGCGTTTTACGGCGTTCCTGGGCATGTCGAACTTGTAAAGCTCATCCCGCCATACCAACTTTTCTACGATGCGAAGCCGATAAGCTTTTTCTACATCCATCCGAAGTGTCGCGAGTCCGCCATGCGCGTGCTCACGGTGGTCAAAAATGTCTACGGCGATCGCATCCACGATCTCGGCCTCGACCGCTATGACGGCTGTTACGCGCCACGGCGCATGCGTGGCGGAAACGCCTGGTCGATGCATGCATACGGCTGCGCAATCGATTGGGACGCGGCACGCAATCAGTTTCGTGAGGACCACCGCACGGCACGCTTCGCCCGTCCTGAGTACAAGGACTGGTTAGATGCATGGGAGGCCGAGGGTTGGATTTCGCTTGGGCGATCGCGCGATTTCGATTGGATGCACGTGCAGGCAGCTCGGCTCTGATGTCGGATATCGACCCCGGCACACCGGCCAATGGCGGCATGAGCGCGCTCACGGCGCGCAAGGTGACAAACATGCGCGCGGCGACAATCGTGCGTCTAGTAGCTCCGCACGCCAAGCAAAACTATTTGGCAGCGTTCGATGCTGGAGATGCGCTCTTAGCCGAGCATGGGATTACGACGCCGCTGCGTCTCGCACACTTCCTCGCTCAGGTCATGCATGAGACGGGCGCGCTGACGATCGAAGAGGAAAGTGGAAACTACAGCGCCGGGCGTCTGATAGAGGTGTTCGGCGGTCCGCGCCATCGTGTCACATCTGCTGAGGCGCTTCAGCTCGCACATCACCCGGAAGGAATATTCAACCGCGTTTACGGGATAGAAGGCGCGCATAACCCGCGCATCGTCGCACGCGAGTTGGGAAACACGGAGCCAGGGGACGGCTGGAAATATCGAGGCCGCGGCATCCTGCAGACTACGGGCCGCGGCAACTACCGTCGCATAGGGCAGAAGTGCGGGATCGATTTTGAGGCGAACCCGGAATTGGTTCTGTCACCTGAACACGCGCTCAAGCCTGCGCTTGCAGAGTGGACCGAGGGCGATCTAAACGCCGCAGCAGGAAAAGACGACGTCGTCGCGATCACTCGCAAGATTAACGGTGGGCTCAATGGTCTGGCGAGTCGGCGTGTATGGCTCGCAAAGATTAAGCGCGTGATCGGAACCTGAAAAAGAGCGCTATCCCCCATCAGTAAGTACAGAGGATTCACGAAATGCCCGAGACAATGTCGGCACCGAATAACACAGAGCTGGTTGCGGCCATCGCCGGGGGCGTCGTCCGCTCCGCAATGATCGCAGCGAGCGGCGCGCTTATTTCGTTAGGGTGGCTAGATCCTGCGTCGGCAAACGCCTTCGTCGCGATTGGTTCAGGAATCGCGCTCGGTGCGATCGGGTTCGGATGGTCTGCGCTCCAGAAGTGGCTCGCGCATTCAAATCTCGTAAAAGCCTATTGGGCGGGGCCACCAAAGTGAAGCGCTTCATCGATGCCCATCAGCGCGAGCTATTCAACGCTGTAATGAATGCCCGTGTCGGCGACATGATCGAGATCAGGCCGCATTCGATCAAAGGGAAAACATACGCGCGTGTCGGTTTGATCGTTATGGGACCCGGGCAATACGAGCCGGCTGGCGCGCGTCACGGTCAGGCGATCGCGGCATGGGAGGCGGACGCAAAATGATTGCTGACCTCGCTCCCGTGGCGGTGAGGGCGTTTCAGTACCGGGATGATATACAGCGGCTAATCGAACTGCTCTCCCCCGTCAAGGACGCGCTGGATAAGTCCCGCAAAGAGCACTCCAGCGACGATCCGATTTTCGGCACGATCCGAGTCACCGCTGAAGTTACAGCAATCCTCGGTCCGCGCTTATCTGAGATCGAGACGTTGTACGAGCGGATCAATACGCGCGTTCTACAAGGACATGGTTCGGAGCCATGGACCAGGGCGCGCTACCAAGCCCACCTGAAGCGCCTCGGCCTATACCGAGGAGAGGTGGACGGCCTCCCAGGGAAACTCACTGAAGAGGCCGTGGCGGCCTTCCAGCGCATGAAAAACATGACGATCGTCGACGGGGAAGTTGGACCCGCGACAACCGAATTACTGCTCGCAGATGGGGCGTAGGCCCTTATAGGAGAAATATGATGGACGTGATAGCTATCATTCGACTCGCTGTAGGTCTCGCGCCGACGGTCAAGAGTATCCTCGACGCGGCAACAGGTAACGAGTCGATCGTCGCCAAGATCAAGGACATATCCGCGCCGCTCGCCGGAATTCTTGAGACGGTAGGCGAGACCCTGTTTCCCAAGGCGGCTCCTGCTCTGCGTATTGCAGCCGGCGCCATGGCCGCTTTCGATCCTGACGTGACAAAATGGCTCCAAGGGTCACTCAATTCGCTTTTGGACCCATCTCCGAATCTGATCGTTGACGGTCTGTACGGCCCGAAGACCCGCGCCGCTGTCGAACAGTTGCAGACGAAATTTGGCCTTCGGGTTGACGGATGGGCCGGATCACTTACGCAAGCGGCAATCGCATCCGCGCTCGCGACGAAGCCTAAGTTGTGATCTGCGCGCCAGACGCCACCACCGTCGTCGTCAGCATAGCGGCGATGCGCTGGGTTGTTCTGCTGTGCGTCGTCGCGCTCGGCGTCGCGTTTCTGGCGCTCATCGGGAGCATCGAACATGATCCGGGGCCGCCGCCGCGGATTAGGTGAGCGGGACCGGGGCGCTACTCCAGGCTTTCCAGGCGCGGATCGAGGTCCAGTCGATCCGCACCATCTGCTCCCCTCGGGGACGTAAGCCGAGAGAAGCCCCGCCGGAGCCCATTGTGGCGGAAGGACGTAGGTGATGGAAGTCGTGAACGTAGGTGGCGGGCTCCCGCCGATTTCGTGGGCCGGACTTGGATTGATCATCCTGAGCGTGACCACGACAGGCGGCGCGCTTATCGCCTGCCTCCTGTGGATTTATAGAGAGCTAAATAATCTGCGGTCAGAGACTGCCGCCCATAGGATCGAGGTCGCTAAAACATACGTCTCTACAGTGACGATGCGAGAGGTCGAGCAACGATTGGAAATGGCTCTTACAAAAATGAGCGACCGTCTCGATAAGGCGATCGACACGATTTTGGAATTTGTGGCGAAGAATAATCAGAGGTAGGCGGCGTTACTCACCATTCGGCGGATTGCCGAGCTTCCAGTGGTTTCGGCCGCACTTCTCGCACTCGCAAATCTCGCGTCCTTCTCCGACCGGAGTGATCAGCGCTTCGATAACATCCGCGATCGATTGGCGGACGGTGTTCGCAACGCCATGAAGACTCGCGTCCGGCTCTCGGAGTGCCTTGATCGCTCGACGCGCTCGCTCTGTCGTGGTGGTCGCAGCGCGCGTTTCGGCGCGCTCCTTGAGGGCATCGCGCGCTCCGCGTCGCTCTGCATCATCAATCGCTTCCGCGATTTGAACGGCGAGATATGTGGAGCTGTCCTTATTTTCTTCAACGAACAGATGCCATTCGTCGGCGTTTGATCCGAGCGGGCGCTGTGCTGGACCATTGAGCGTGCGCCAAAATTCTTTGCTGGCTTCCTGTTGGCGCTGCCACGCAGCATATTGCTCGGCTGGCATGAGCGCCTTCATCAATTCATCCGGCAGTCTGTCTCTAGGTGCTGGCATCGGGGTCACTCGGTTTCGGTCGCGACGTAGGTGTTGCGTGCTCGCTCGATCTCGGTATACCAGCCGCAAACGCCCTTAATCGTCGGGCTCTCAATGATCTGACGGATTGCATCGCGGCAGTCATTCAGCTTGCGCCGAAGCGCTGTATTTTCAGCCATGGCTATGTCACGGTCTTTGGCCGCGCGAGAGGCGCCCAAGGCTTCCGCCTCGTTGCATTTCTCAATCACCTCTTCCTCAGTGTAGACGATCATCGGCATTGGGCGTTACTCCGTTGAAGATCACGCGGCGAGCGCCGCGCGACCTTTATCCGTGACGTTGATTGCGGCGCGTCCACCTCGGAAGGCCAGCATGTCGACCATTCCCTTCTTGCGAAGTTGGTTGACCTGTCGCGTGACGAAATCGCCATCGATCTGGAATGCCCAGGTATAGCGAATGCATATGCCGCTGCACCCGGACTCTGCGATTTTGGCAAGGGTTTCCCGCTGTAGCGAGCTGAGATTACGCTTCGGGTGGTTCGTCATTTTGGTTTCTCGCCCCTGAGATGCCCCGAGGCGCGGGCCGATTGTCACAGCCAATTTACTCCCGCCTATTGACATTGTCAACAGCGTAACGTACTTGATATCAACAGAACGTTACGCAGTTGGCTTGACATAATGTTCCCGTTGCGGCTATGCAACAGGCCATGAGACGGCAAAAGGAACCAGAGACGACGTCTCCGGCCGGAGAACGGATCGGATATGCGCGCGTCAGCACCCGTGAACAGCATCTCGACCTTCAGCTCGACGCATTACAGAAGGCGGGATGCCTCCATGTTTATGAAGAGAAAGTCTCGGCGGCGGCGAAGGTCCGCCCAGTCCTTGATCTCGCTATTAAAGACCTTCGATCGGGGGACACGCTTGTCGTCTGGAGACTCGATCGTCTTGCCCGTTCGATGCGAGAACTTTATAGGCGGCTTGATGCAATCGCTGCGAACGGTGCGGGGTTGCTTAGCCTTAACGAACACTTGGACTTTTCGTCAGCGACCGGCCGGCTCATGCTTCACATATTTGGAGCTTTGGCTGAGTTCGAGCGCCAGCTCACGATTGAGCGGACGAAAGCCGGTCTGGCTGCGCTGAAGGCGAAGGGCAAACAGCTTGGGCAGCCGAAGAAAATGACGCCGGAGAAGGCGAAGCAGGCGCGCGAGATGATGAGGCAAGGCATGACCGGCTCAGACATCGCGCGCAAGCTCAAGGTCTCGCTGACGACGTTTCAGAGTTGGAAGAACAAGAAGCATTTCTACGCGAACGGAAAGAAGTAGGGCACGGATGCACCCATTTGCACAAACAGACAAGCGGAACGGCGCAAACGGCATGAAGGCCGGAGATCATGTGCGCTATCTGATCGACGGGCGTACAGGAATTGCCGACGAGTTCCTACACGACGGAGACTGCTTCATCACGTGGGATGACGGGTCGTTCGGCACTGTGAAGTGGAACCACCTAGAGTCGGCTGGTATCAACTTCTCTGTCCCAGGTGAAATCCCCGGAAGTGAGTGACGCACGTTCCGCTCCCGTTCGAACGCCTGACGAATGCCTCCGAACGTCACCTCGCAAAATCAACGGGTT